ATAAGCACCTGTACCAAATCCAAACGCCGCATTGTTTGGTGCAGTCAGATAATTGCTATTGCTATCAAAATAATTCGACCAATTCGACCCATACGGCGTGAATGTGCCTTGGGTCGTGTTGCCATTCCTTGTGATCGTGAAGTTGTTGGTCGATGAGTCAAGGAAGGTATTGTTTTGTGCGCCGTTGGTGCCGTTGCCGGGAAGCAGTAATGTGTTATAAAAGAAATAGGGATCGGTACCAGCGGTACCAGCGGTACTACCAAATAAACCAAAAGCCCTAGCGGAAGCTGCACCTAAAGTTGCTATCGTAGGCATTTGTGTTTCCTACGCAAATTTGGTTTGAGAAGCTAAAATAGTGTATGTGAGCGCACTTATTTTTATGATTGTGTATGTATATACATCAATGCTATTTGTGTTACCAGCAGCCCACACCGTACCACCCTGATATTTAGGTGTAGTAAGTATGTTGTCGATATAAATTGCGTTATTATAAAATGCAGTGCCCCCTTGAGCTGCCAAAAAAGCAACGGTCACCACATCACCATTACTCATAACTGATTCTAACTGGGTAGAACTTGAAGCTCTAAAATTAATACCCCAATTGCCAGCAGCACTAGATGAGTAATACAAAACTGATTGCGTCGCAACATCAAAATTAATTATGTTATTTGCGCCTGCCGCCACTATTGTTGCCGGTTCAACAATATTTTTAAAAGATGAAGCTAAAGTGCTAGCTGCGCCACTAAAAGTTTGTTTTGAAATAAAAGTTTGCGCGGCATCTGTTCTTGCGGCAGTAAAGTTAGCATCAGGTACAGTCATTACCCGCGTACTTGCAGCCGCTGGGCCTGCAACTTGAAGCAAACCGCTAGTAGCGTTAGACCGTATGTTTTTGACTGTTAAATCATCAGTGGCAACTTTTTTGGTTGCGCTGCTTTGCACAATAGGTAAAACTTCAGTGCCAGCTAAAGGTAACGTTGCGGAGGTTAGCGCTGATATTTTAACGTCTGCCATGATAGACCTTTAAGCCGTTAACGCAGCAACTTTTGCTTGAAACGCTTTTATGCGGGCTTCTAACGCTGCTGCATCATTTTTAAGCGCTTCTTGGTCTTTTGCTAATGCTTTTTGAGCAGAAGCTAAAACTGCTTCACCATTTGCTACAGCTTTTTCTCTATCCAATATAGATTTTTCTCGTGCTGACATCGTTTTATCAGCAAGTTTAGATAGAGCGTCTGATGCTTTTTGTTGCGCCTCAGCTTCAACTAGCATTTGTTTGGCTTTATCTGCATCTGCTTTAGCATCAGCTTTTATAGCTTCAGCTTCTTTTTTAGCCGCATCAAGTTCTTGACGAGCTTTTTCGCGGTCAACTAAAGCATCTTGCGCGGCAGATAAAGCACCTTGACGGACAGCTAACTCATCCCGCAACGCCGCCATTTCAGCCAAATCTTTAGGGAATTGCTTAGTAAAATAATCTACGTAGTTTATCGTTGGGGAGTCATTAGAGATATTCATGCTGACCTCATTAAGAGTAATAAGTAATGTTTAACTTGGCGCCAGCAGATTGCTCAATGAACTTAATTTGATTGATGTCGCCGTCATATTGCAAAGTAACACCTGCGGCTAAAGGCATCCCTACAGTTGCTGTAGGTGCCACACCATCATCCCGCCAACGAACAGCCTGCCCTTCGGGAGTAATAATAGCAATCCTGGGGGAGCCCGCCAAGCCTGCAATGTCTTTTTGGGGTACGGTCAACGCGGTTGCAGAGCTTAAGCTAGTGATCTGCTGGTAACCAAGTACCGAGGTAATTGCTTTAAGATTGATCGCCATTAAAATCTCCTTCGTTCAGTAAACGATCTTAACTTAATTAGTAGTTGTTCGGCAAACTCAAAAGTGCCAATTTGATCTACAGCGGTTGCTGTTTCTGCAATAATTCCTTGCAATGTTTGCGGTGTGAATACTTGATCAGTCGCTGTCAGCAACTCTAATACCATACTTTGAAGATCCATCAGTGCGGCAAGTTGGTCGAAACCTGTTGCTGTTTCGCTAATGTTGCCGCTTACATCTATAGATACAGATACAGCATCCAGACCACTTGAAATTTCATTAATAGACGCTACTAAAGTGAGCGTTGTTACAATTTCATCGGTAACCGTCGCTGTTTCAGATACCGCTGATTGATAAACTAAATCAGAACTAATTACATCAGTTGCGGTCGCTGTTTCGTTGACCTGTCCGTCAAAACTAGGTGTTACTGCGCCTGCGGTACTCGCATACGGGGTTTGTGCATAGGCGCTAAAACCGAACACATTTTTACTCCATCACAACCCAGCTTGTTGTTGACTCGTCCCAAATATACATCTGCCCGTCTTCCGGCATAGGTACTGGAGCCTCCCATCTGCACGTATCTTCATTTAGCACCCAAGATGGGAAGGTCTGTTGAGGAATAAACGCGTCGCGCTGAGAGTCGTATGTATAGCCAACCCCAGCATAATTTTTGCGGAAATTAGCGTTATAACTTGTTTGCCTCCACAAAGGGTATCCATCAGACCAGCTAATTAGGAAATCAATGCCTTTCTGTTCTTGCTCAATGCCATTCTCGTCAAGTAGCTCGTTGTTATGAACACAATGCACTTCAAGCACGACATTGTTTTCGTCTAGTTTTGCAAAATGAGCCATATGCAATCCCTAGAATGTAATGGAACCGTTTCCGGTCCATTTATAAACACGATAACCACCAGAGACTGTAATCGTTGGTGATCCTGTGGTTGATGTTGCGGCAGCGTAGCTGTCTGCGTAGCGAATAATTACGACGCCTGAGCCACCGGCAGAAGCAGCTACAGTGGCAACAATACCCGCCCCACCACCGCCACCTGTATTAGCTGTTCCGGCGGTTGACGCTAAAGGTCCAGTAACTCTAGCTCCGTTACCGCCACCGCCTATGCCGCCAGTACCTCTAGTGGCTGGACCCCCCAGATAATTATCAGTACCTCCACCGCCGCCGCCTGCATAATAAGTGCCTGATCCTGTCGGCCATTCTTTGCCTGCACCGCCATTACCCGCATTTGTATTATTTCCTGTGCCGCCGACTGCATTTGCACCACCGCCACCACCGCCAACGGTATAACTTAAAACAGCATTACCGCCACCGTTGTTGCCTTGACTAGGACTCGTAGATGGCGTATTTCCTGCCCCTGCTGTTCCTCGTCCTGCACCGCCACCCGACCCACCTGAACTTGCAGCTCCCGTATTAAAATTACCACCGCCACCTCCTCCAGTTGATACAATGCCTGGAGATGCAAATGGAGAGGAAGATCCTCCGACAATAGAGGAATTGCCGCCGCTCGACCCATCACTTGAGCTACTAGTGGATGCGGCTCCGCCAGTTCCTACGGTAATGGTATATGTGGTTCCTGCACTTACTGATGCTGAAGTCCCTGACCTAAAACCACCCGCTCCACCACCACCAGCGTAGCCGCCCCCACCAGCTCCGCCAGCAACAACCAAATACTCTACGGATGGTGGCGCTCCTGCGCCACCTGAGAAGATAGACGCAACCATTGCTGTCAGATTACCCGCCATATCAGGTCACTCCCGGCCCAGTTACCCACCAAGTATCTGTAGCAACTTTGATAAGCGAAGCCATGCCTTTAGTGGCTACAGTACGGTTTCCTGTTGATCCGTTGGCTAGCTGAAACGTCACGCCAGCACCAGAGATCGTTAAGTTACCGCTGTTGTTGTTGAGCACTAAGATTGTAGTTCCTGTAGGAAATGCTACAGATGCGTTGGTAGGCACTGTGAGCGTTGCTGTGCTACCGCCAGTGAAGTAAACATGGTCGCCCGCATCAGCCAGCGCAAGCGTATAGGCAGTCGCACCGCCAGAAACTTGTGGTGAACCGATATAGCCCACTGAGCTAATAGGCATCGTGCTGTTCTTAAGCAACTTGCCCGTCGTGCCATCATAGACCGCAAGAACCGAGTCCGTAGAGCTAGCAGGGCCAACCACATCACCAGCACCCGCCAAAGCCATAAGGCTCCAGTAAGTTGCGTTCGTGGGTAGATTGCCCGTCGATGCCAGAATACAAATGTAAGTCGAATTGTTATAGCTGACTACATCATTAGCAACGTACGCTGTTGCGCCGTTGTAAGCCCCGCGCCAAATAAATGATGTGCCGTTTGTACCGTTTGTACCGTTGGTTCCTGCAAGAGCTAAAAGTGACCAATAGGTTGTGTTGGTAGGCAGATTCCCGGTCGAGTTAAGTATGCAGATATAAGATGAATTGTTGTACGAAACAACGTCGTTTACTACATATGCAGTGCCAGCACTGTAAGCGCCTTGCCATTTTGCACTTGCAGCATAAGTAAGACTGTTCCAAGCCGTGGAGCCATTGCCAATCTTAAATCGCCCTGTGTCCGTTTCAGCACCAATTTCACCCACCATCAAAGTAGGGTTAGCAGATGTCCACTCAGCAGCAGTGCCATTACGGGTTTGAATTTGAACGGCCATTAGGGTGCTCCTCCGTTGATAGCCTGTGCGCCGCCATAGTTAGTTGAGGGTATGCCGCCATCTAGATTAGGCGAATTAGCCAGCGTTGCTTCCGCAGGAAGTGTTACGAATACGTTTTGGGTTCCAGAGCTAAAATTTATTCTGCTTGTGTTTCCGGCAGAATTTGACAGGACTGTATCCCTTGACAGCGTTGTACCAGAAGATGTGTAAGTTCCAATTCCAACTTCCCAGTTAGAACCAGATTGATCAGCTATCGTGTAATAAGTGCTATTACCGTTACCAATGACTGCAAAGTCTTGGAATCCAGTTACCGCCGCGCCTAGGGTTATAGTTGTAGCCGACCCCGGCGCAGATACAGTAACTTGTACACGATCAGCAACTACAAAAGCCATTATGCAGACAAGCTGAACTGATACGTTACTTGAAGGACGTCACCGCTAACAACCGAACGATCACCGCCGGTAAAATCTGAAGCAGAAAACAACGTTCCTGTTGTGCCACCTTTGGTGTTATCGCTTGTAAGGAACGCCCCACCAACAGTCGTTGTGCCGTTGATGTTAAACGAAGCTTTGCTTGCTGTATTCGTAACCACTGACGGATTAGCCGTTGTTGCCGCAGCAAATGTTGCAGCAGGGCGCGTTGCATTACTGTACGTTGTGTCCTCAGTCCATCCGGCGTGAGAAGACATGGTATCGGAAGCCGCTGGCGTATTAGATGCTCCAGCTCCGTAAAGACCGATGTACCAAGAAGTAATTCTTGAAGTAGCACCGTCAAGTGCCGTACCAGCCATGTACTGAAGTCCGACGTTGACCACGAGGTTTTTAGATTCAGCCGTCCACTTAAGGTTGCCGTCTTTGTCGTAGCACTCAAACGTGAATTTACCCATAGCACGGGCACCTTCCGACGAAGCAGGGCGAGCAATCAACCCGCTTGTTGTAACATCATTAGCTTTAGCTTGTTCCATCTTGGTTCCTTAAGCAAGAAATTTAAGTTTGTAGATTGTACTTAAATACAAACCTACAATTTCATCAATAATGTTTTGCAGCGGAGTCTCTGCTTTATCACACACTTCATACCTGATTTTTTCGATTTCATCAACCTGATCTTGCATAAAATCTAAAATATTAGATGTTTTGCCAGCACTCATCAAGGAAATAGGACCAATTAAGCCATGTCTGCCTTGATAAGCTTCGGCAAATTTATCGGCTAAATCGACAATTTCGTCATAAAACGTGTTAAGCGCCATATGCTTGCTAAAACTTCGCGTATTTAAATGTACGGAATGGGCTACATCACGGGCTAAAAACAACATACCTACAAAATCAGCACATTTCATGCTCAACCCTCCTGAGGTACGACGTTAGGCATAGGTCTGGCTTGTTGCGCTTCTTCCTGACGGGCCATAATCTCTGCTTCTTGACCCATATCCTCAGGTTCTTCCATAATTGGCCCTTGCATCTGTTGAGGAGGCACTAAATCCCCTGCATCGTGCGCCGCAGCAATCGTGCCCATCACAATATCTTGAATTTGCTCCATTGTCATACCAGGCATTGTGGCTGAAATACGCTTAGTTTCAGCATCAAACGCCTTAATTTTAGCTTCAAATTCGCGTACTTGTACGTCTCTAGCCTCAATCGATTGATTGACGTTCATTAGCATATCGTGCATTTGCTGCATTTCCATGCCCATTGCTTCAATTTGCTTTTGAGCCGCTTGTAGCGCTGGGTCGTTATCTTGATCAGCCAGCAATTGCGGGTCAATGGTCTTGCGAAGCCGCGCTGCCATCTCTTGAGCGCCAGGCCAATCCATGTTTTTAACAAACAAATCGCCTGCAACAGCCCATAAATTGGGGTTGCCCTGCAAGATCTGCGACATGGCGTCCATCGACTCTTGGCGCTTAGTCATGTAACTTGGTCCAGTGGTTACCACCACGTCGTAACGGCCAACGGAAGGGTTGTAAATCTTATCGATCACGACGCCCGTCTGGTCCATAATCTTTTTGACCGGCTCTTGCTGGGTCGGATCAATCTTGACCATGTTGGTTTCGCCATCAATACCAACAATTCTGGCAATTCGCTGCGTGTCGTAGATTTTTGGTATCAAATCCACCAACTGACGGGTCACATAACGCACAGCACGCGCTAAATTATCTACATAGTGGTATGTGCCGTTGTCAGATTCCTTTTGCCTAGCTAAAATAGCACGTCCAGAACGTTCGTTTGACACCTGGCCCAGACTTGCATCGTACTGGCCTGTGGTAGCTTTAATATCCTCAGAAGCCCCCATTTTGGCTTGTATAAGCCCCGTTTGAGGTAAAGGTGGTGCAGCACGCTGTGGCAGCGGCAAAATCGATCCTGCACCATCTGTAACGTCTGGATTAACCTCTAAATACGGCCAGTTTTGTGTATTAGCCGTCTTCCACTGATACTCATAGCCCTCAAACTGACCACCGTAGCCAATAAATGGTGCTTTAGGGGCAAGCGCAAGCATTTCAGCTTCTTGGCTTGTCCAGTAGTTATACATCCGTTGGGCATCTTTGGCATTACGCACGATGCCTGATATGAAAATACGCCCGTCAACTTGAAACTCGTTACCTACTACGCGTATAACAGGTATCCAGTTGCCTGCCCATTCACGCTCCTCAAGCACCTCAAAACCATTGGTTTTCATCCACATGATTTTTTTACGGTCTACTTGACGCTCGCGTATGGGTTTTACCCCCATCGAGCGTAGCGTAGTGTCTTCAACGGAGCCTTTAAACACCGACTTGTTGCCTGGGTACAGGTACAGCGTTTCCGTTTTGTGTGCAATGTAGAAGTATTCAGCAATACGAATTGTATCTTCAGTGATCCATTGACTGATGTCTTGGTCGCCAATACCCTGCGCCATAATTGATGACAGCGGCGCAGCGTTAGGGTACATGCGCTGGTAATCTTCCTTGAGCATGTCCTCGGTAATAAAGCACCACTCAGCGTCTGCACCGCATGGGTCTTGGATCAATGGGTCCATGTAGACACTAAAGCTATTGCGTACGCGAGCAATTTTGATGTCTTGATCAAAACTGTCTTCGTAGCAATACTCGGTCAGGATACGAATGTAGCCCTCACCATAAGTTACTTGGTTCTCGCACGCTGTGTCGTAGGCCACGTCAGCGTCTGACATGTACTCAATGTGCCGCACGATGCCATCGAGCACCTCGGCAACTTCAACGTCGGCTTGATCGTTAACAGGTATGACCTTGCCGCTTGGCCGGTTTTGGCGCTGCTCGTTAGTCACTTGCCTAACGTGCTGCGGTAGCTTGTTTATCGTCAAACAAGGTCTTGCATTGACTGTTTGGCCTTGCACCGACCCACGCGTTGCCAATACATCTTGCGGCCACTGCCACTGGTTGTCTGGCGAACCGGCCATAAAGCGTAGATCATCAAGCTCGTCTTCACGGCTCTCTGAGTACGCACCAATCGCTTGCCGTAGCCGGTCGCGCATCAGTTGCAACGTATCTCGATGATCCTTCTGGTCAGGACCGCCGCGAGCCGATACCTTGCCCGCGCCTTCAATACCTGTAGGGTCTTGCTTAAGCGTTGCCATTACTTTTTCTTCGTCATAGGTTTAGTGCTCGGCCTTTTAGCCGCCGCAGCACGTTGGGTATTGTAAGCAATTGCAACAGCTTGCTTGACAGGTTTGCCTGCGTTAACTTCAGCCTTAATGTTTTTACGAAAGGCTTCTTTGCTGGTCGATTTAACAAGTGGCATTATTTTCCTTTCGTTGGCTTCTTGGCAGTCTTTGCCGACTCACGAAAATCTTTAGCTGTTGGCGCGCCTTTAGTGCCAGGTTTCCGCATCTTCTCGCCTGACCCAGCAGCAATACGCTCGCGTTTAGCGTGGATGTTTGCGTACAAACCAGGTTTTGTAACCATGATTAACACTTCCATCGTTTAAGTGATGCCTTAGCGCGCTCGGCGTCGCCTTTAGCGTTTTTAACAACACCTGACATGCGCGCACAAAAAGACGCCTTGCGCCCCTTGTCAGCGTCAGTCTTAGGGTTAGGCGCGGGTGCTTTTAAATTACTACCTGTCTCGCGGTTATACTTCTCACGGCCCTTAGCCGTCAGCCCTGCGCCCTTAGACACCGGCAGCTTCTCACCACGTCCGACTGATAGTGACACACCTTTCTTTGCCATCAAGCACCCATCCAAGATGTTGCTACACCATTAGCGTTATACGCACGATTAGTAGTCTTTTCAGTATACTGCCTGTGCGCGACAGGAAATGCAAACGTCACTGCCAGTGCGTCGGCAGCGTCGGGTGATGCTAATCCTCGGGCTTTCATTTCCTTTTTACCTTCCAAGAAAATTGTACCCGACGAATTGGGTTTTATGGTAGGCCCAACCAGATCAGACTTTAACGCCCTATCGTTCGGAATGGAAGCAGTTTTAAGCCACTCTTTCATCGTGCCCCACAGCTCGGCTCGCTTATTACCGTACATCACAGGGTTCTTCGCCTTCCAACCACAGTTTACACCCCGTACCACCTTGTAGCGCTGCTCATGTAGCCTATCTAATATGCCGTACCCTAGCCCACCTTCGTCTAGCACCACGAGCGTTGGCTTGTACTGCTCGATGGCGTCGATCACCCGACCCACGATTGTCATCGTATCCTCGCCATGATACCGATGGATTGCCACTAGGTCACGCCCCTGCCGCACTGCAATTACTGTCGAGTCCGCCCCACCTCGTGCCGGATCAACCCCGATCACGATCGGCGCAGTCTCGTCCTTGTACCGAGGTCTTGCCGCCGCGTCAGCCACATGGCTTGGCGAGATGAACTGGTCGTCACCGCTTGACGGAAACTCACCGTACACCTCGACCCGCGCCTGGCTTGAGTCCTCGCCATACTCATCGATGATCTGTCGATACACCTGCTTGTCAGTGTCCTCGACCGTCCTTGCGTCCACCTGCCTCGTGCGCCAAAAGTCGCGCTTGGCATGAAAGCACTCAAAGAAGTACCCCGTGTTGCGTCGCGGGTTACTGAACGCAAACCAATACCTATCTAATATGTTCTCCGTAAAGAACCCCGCCCCCACCGACCAGATGCCGTCAGGAATACCCGACGCCTCATCAAAGATCAGCATCATGCCGTCATGGTTGTGCACCCCTGCGTAGCTGTCAGGGTTCTCCTCCGACCACAGCTTGCCCTCTGCGGCCCAGTAGCGCGTCCCCTTCCGTAGGTCACGCTCCACGATGTCGCACAGCCACTTAGCCGGTTGTAGCTTGGTTGCGCTGATCTCCCACCAGTGCGCGTTGATGATCATCGTGGACCACTTAGTCAGCTCGCCCCAGGTCACCGACCGTAGCTGCGCCTCACTGTTAGCGCTCACGATCACGCTTGACCCTATCCGTGTGGACAGCATCCACATAATCAGCCAACTTACCAACGCCGACTTACCGATCCCTCGACCTGAACTGACTGCCTCTCGCAGCGTGTCCATATCGACCTGACCTTTGTTCTTCTGTATGTGCGCCTTGATGTCGCGCAACACCTGACGCTGCCACATGCGCGGACCGTTGTATTTAACTAGCGGCGTGTTCTCTTGCCCCCATGGGAAAGCAAACAGTACAAACGCTTCGGGGTCGTCTTTAATCGCGGGGGACCACAACCGCGTCATCAGCAGTTGCTCGTCTTCCGGACTGTATATCGGCTTTTGCATGGGTTAGCTTTTCACTTGGTGGCGTTACGTCGATCACTTTACCTTCATCGACTCTCGTCTCTGCTGCTCTTAACGCGTCAATCACGCTGATGCGCTGATCGACCTCAATACTAACGGCTTGCTTGGCGACCCAACCATGCGTGTGCTTCAGTATTTCTAGCGCTGCCTTAGCGTCGCCATTCCGCGCAGCGTTCAACATGTGCTGGCTGTGCTCGCGCTCACTATCAGCGCGTCCCTTGAGTTCGGCAATCTCGGCAAGTTTGTCATGCTGTTTCAAGAGCCGGTACTCTACAGGTAACAACCCTGCTGCTAACGCCAACGAATCTTCTTTCAAACCTAGATACGCAGCGTCGTATATGCGCTCCAGTACCGCTTCGGTCGCTTTGATCTCACGCGTTGTAAGAGGAAGACTTTTAAACATATGCCAATTTTACCAAGATGACCTAACGTCGCTACAACGCGAGCGTAAGACATTCTAATACTTTTGTATAGGCGTGTTGGATTTTTAAAAATAAAAAAAATTTCTTAGCTTAGTGGGCTGTTGGGCTGTTGGGCTGTTGGGCTGTTGGACTATTAAAAATAAAAAAATTTCTTGTGGACCCACCGGCCCTGACCGGCCAGGCCGTCGGCCCTGGGGGGGGGCTTCGCCAGCAAAAAGCCGAAAGCAGAAACGATCTAGCAAACAGAACGATGACCGATCTGATCGGCATAACGATTCATGCCTGGCAGCGCGTGCCTGGTGGCGCGATGATGATGTGACATTGGCAAGATTGGCTATTTGTTTTTGATTGCCAAGATTGCCAATGCGGTTAGTTGATTGGCAATATTGGCAATCCGTTTGTCATTGCCAAGATTGCCAATAGCCAGAGAGAAAACCGGCAAAGAGGGGGCGCGATGACGTGGCGCCCTCGATTCGGGCTTTGGCAATATTGGCAAGATTGTCATGCAAAAATAATCGCTGCTAGGTAACATAAACAGTCTGCGACTTTTTTTTGAAAAAAACATGACAATTTTGCCAATAGCCGAGAAAGCCTCGTCGAATCAAGCGCTTACAAGCCGCGCTCATTGGCAATCAGACCCCTTTTCATTACCTAACCCCTTTCAAAACCACTACCAATATTGCCCATACTTGACAATCTGCAAAACAATGTCTTACACTGAAGGCTCAAACAACCAAAAGGGGATTGCCAATCATGAAAATCACTATTGATCACTCAATTATCAAAGCCTTATTAGTTTTCGCAGCTAAAAATGATCTGCGTTATTACCTCAATAGCATCGCAATTGATGCGACGCGTGATCGCGTCGCGCTAGTCGCAACGGATGGGCACATACTCATGTCAATCGCAGTGCCTGAGGGCGACGTCGACAACAAATTGACGGGCGAATACATTATTAGCCGCGCTGATCTTGAGGCGGTTAAACCTATGAAAGCAGGCAAGCATGCGCTGCCGATTACGATCGAGATCAACGAACCGGCGCCAACACCGGACCCCGATCGGCCTGGCGTTATGATCAAGCACAACACAACGTACAAGATTACGGGCCTAACATCTGTCACTAACACGCTGGTCGACGGCAAGTTCCCTGATTGGCGTCGCGTCGTGCCGCCGACGTTATCGGGCGAAATCGCACATTTCAATCTTGAACTAATGACTCGATTGAACGACGCGCGTAAAGCATTAAGCGTCGATTGGCCCAACGTTGTCATCCACCACAACGGACGCAGCGCAGCGCAGGTCACTGGCTTAGGTAATGAGTCAATTGTCATTGTCATGCCCATGCGCGTCGACGCTGATAAGCCTATGATCCCTGCATGGGCGAAGCTAGCCTAGTGCTTGACTTTATGCACCCGTGAGAGCGGGTGCATAGGGGCACGCATTGTGCTGCCATGCAATCTAATCAACTAAAGGACAATCCATCATGCCCATTGCAATCCACACTAAATATATCGGCGCTACTAACGCCAAAGGCTCGCGCATCAAGGCCACTGTCCGACGCGACAGCAAAACCCTTTGGACCGCCAGCGTGCCATTCGACCATGCGCTCAATTGCGAGGAACGGCACGCGCTAGCAGCCCGCGCATTGTTGCAAAAGTACGCGCCCGATCAACTAACCGAAACGCTATCGATAGCAGGATCAACACTCGATAACCTTGGGTACGTGTTCACCGTTTACCCTCAAATCCAACCATGAAACCAGATACACGCGTGACGACGCCGAAGGGCGTCGGCGTTATCGATCGCGTAGAGGACGGTCAATACGTCGTCAGAATACCGGCCACCAATGGTTGGCCGTTCCCATCATTGCACGCCTTCAAACGACGTGACATCAAACGGCTACGCGACAAGAAAACCGTTGAAACCTACGGCGAAGCAACTTACTAAAAGGAACTAACATGATCAACTTTTTACTTGACTGGGCCGTTGCGCTCGTGTTCGGCGTCGCGCTCGGCGCTGCGATCTTTTTTAACCTATAGGATTAACAGCATGAAACTTGCTTACACAAATAGGTCATGGGGCGAACGATTAGCAATTATGAAACAAATAGAAGCCTGCGAATCTTTATTGACTACCGGCCATCTTGGAACTGGCTTTCAAGTAGCTGTTGGCCGTGGCAAGTACGGTGAACTGTGCGAAACGTTGAAACATGAGGGTTTCGAGTGTACCGACCTTTATACCTTTCCTCTTGGTACTGATAAACCCGCTGAACACCTGCGACATGATCATAAAGGTTTTGAGCGCTGCTGCTGGCTCTATGCCACATTTAAATTAATGGAAGACTAACCCTATGGAAGACGAAACCAAACCCCCGCTATGGCTAACCCTCATGAACTGTCAGATCGACCCTAGAGACTGGTGCATACCAGTGGAGCAAGTTTGGCGCAGGCATGGATGGATACCACCCTCCAAGGAGTGCCCCGATACGATGGCCAAGCAACAAGCATTTAGAACCTGGACGATGCCGCTATGCTAATCATTATCCTAGGCGCTATGCTTGCATGGTTGATTGGCGAAATGCTAGACTTGTAGTGTTGGAACTTCTCCTCAAGTTGGGCCTCCCGCCCTACTTTTAAGCCCGTCGATTGACGGGCTTTTTTTATCCCGCGTTATTTGACCAGCGCCATTTTGGTCGGCGCTGTCTCCTCGACCATGCGCCGAAGCTCTGATTTCGACAACTTGCTTGCCAATTCAGACACGGCAAAGATGTGCTTCTTAGTCTGAAATTCAGATGATGCTAACCGGCCCACATCGACCCAACCGGCTTCTTTGAGCGCATGCAACAGCGCTGCCTGATGGATTTTCACACCAGCAGGCAAGCCACCTGATAGGCGATCAATCAACAGATGGAAGGGCGATCCAACGACACCACGGCTAAACTCACCTTGGCGGTTACGCATCATTTCGACCAGAAAAGACTCAGAGGTGCTCATGGAGTGCTCGATCAAGTTAAACTTAAACTCAGTCCATCCTGGCGTTGCAGCCGGATTAAACGCCGACACGTCGCGCTGATACAGCCATGCGGCTATGGAAACGAAGCCTTCGGACTTGTACCAATCCCACAATAGCTGCGCCTGGCGATCGACCATGCGAGGCGCACGCGACCATATACAGAACCAACGCCTGTCTTGCGAGTCAAGCGATATGGGGAGCGAATCATTGGTAAACGACAAAACGAACGCTCGATTGAGCATGTCGTAGGGGTGCAAGCCCTTACGGTTGATCGGTAACATCTCTGGAGGTGCAGCGATGATCGGCTTAAGTCTGTTCGCCAGCGCACGCCGCGCTGCCGCTTCAGGCTCTTTCAACTCGTTGATCACGAGAATCTCACACTCAAGCTGGTACCCCCACTGAAGACTTAAGGTATCGTTATCAAGCAACCCCCTGTTCTTCAAGCCTGGCCCGCACACGGCCCATAATAGAGGCGCCCACATGGTGTCTTTACCGCACCCTTGGTCGCCACCATGCAGCACGGCATGATTGATCTTGACATCAGGGTGCTGGAGCTTAAAAGCCATGATGTTGAACAAGTGCTCACGCTCAGTCACATCAGGCACCAAGCGCTCGCAGTGCTCAAGCCAAGGCGAGATGTCGCGCACAAGGGTCTTATCGACCGCAGGCCTAGCATCGCGCCAACGGTTGCCGTACACGTCACCATCACGCGTCACCAGCATCGACTCGCCCGCAGCGTAGGTCACACCGACCAAGGTGCGAGCGCCCATCGCCTGGCGCTGCTCATCAAAGCAGGTCGCGGCTTCGATCTTGCGTTTGCTGTTAATGGATACGCAATTGACATGGCGATAGAGCGCGTTAAAGACCCAGCGCGGCACTTCGCGCCGATCTTGCATGTCGAAGAACGAATCGTCACTCTGGATGTAAGCAAAGCGCTGAAACCAGCCCTTCATCTCGACACGCCCAAGCTCCTTGCGCTCGACCTCCTCGATCACCTTCTTGGCGTCGTCGCTGAAAAAATTACTAGGCTCTAGCTTGTCAAGCGTTGTCTGCATGGTGCTTGCGAGCAGATCATCGCGCAGCCCCAGCGCGTGAGCAGGGCCACCATTTTCAGCGACCCACGCCAAGAACGCTTTGGTGTCAAGATCGACGCAGTGCGAGTGCAGGCAGCAGTACGCGCGCATGGAGGGCTTATAGCGCCCTTCAGGATTGCCGTCGGTGTGTTGGGCATGGTTCGGGCAGATGACGCCCGCCCAGCCCTCGCCGTTAGGTTTAGATACGACCATACCCTGCGCCGCAAGCCACGCGAACACGTCATCGTTACCTGTGTCAACGATCTTGATCGGCTGCGGACCGCTGCTATCGGCCTCAGCAGGCGTTACACCCAGCGCCTCGCAGATTTGCGCAAGCGAAAAGTCACGATCGGGATGGAACTCGACCAAGCGCGACGCAAAACTATTACGACCAGGCTTGAGATTGACCGAGCCAGGCAAGCGAAAATTGCGCACCGCGTTAAGCGCCCCAGGGTCGGTGTAGCCTGCATCAGCGATCGCACGCATGGCCGCAGCGAACTCACCCTTGGTGGGCTGTTCGGCAAAGGCATAGCCCCACTGGAATGAGCCAGGCGAGGTTTCCATCACCCACGTCGGCGCAAGCGGTGGCGTCTTGCTCTTGGTGCCGACGTCATCAAGCACCATGACCAAGCAATACTCACAGTTAGCCGCCGACGCTGAGACGTGCTCACCAAAGCGATCAACAATAAACGACGCTGTGTTGCCGTACCACGCCTGATCGGCCTTGATCTTGGCGTCTTTAGGTAGATAAGCAGGCCACGTACACTTGATCGCGCCATCAGCGTGGAATTGCAACTGACCGTCTTTTAATTGCGGCTTTTGCCGCACCAGTAGCGCTGTCTCACCCTCAGGCGCAAGCGACATTAAAAAGTCAATAAAGGTTTTCATTTTCCGTAACGCTCCATCGTTGAAACTTCAGCATCCAAAGGCAACCCCTGCGCCCATGCCGGTGGTGTACACATCACGCGATGCAACGCCTGCGCAGCTTCTTCAGCCCGCGACGCTGGCACCTCAAGCACAATCTCATCATGGACGTGCAGCACCACATCAGTCAGTTGGCGCAGCGACGCGCGCAAGATGTCGTTAGCCGCAGCTTGGCAGATGTTCTCTGCCGCTAGACCCTTCCACAACCGCGCACGAGGCCATTCCTTGGCGTCCTGCGCGGGCTTCCATGACGCCTTGGCGTAAGAAACACCATCAGCGTCAATGCGCGCGTAGGGGTAGCAAAGGATGCGTCCTGAGGGCAGCGCGTACCATAGGTGCTGAGAGTCAAAATAGTAAGTCACACGGCCAGCTTGAAATTCAGACTTTGGGTTCCTCATCGCGCGCATGTACGACGTCTCAAGCGCCTGCCAGTAATGCACAGCCCACGGGTTAGCGCGCCGCCACGCCTCCACCATGCGCCTGCTGTCAGCCTCTGGTAGGTTGACGCCATAGATGCGCCCCATCGATGCAAACGCCCCCACGCCGCCACCGTACCCGCACGCCAACTCTTGGACCTTGCCAATCTGTCGCTGCTCTTTATCGATCGCATCCACCGGCACGTTAAACGTCCGGCTGGCGTTGTGTTTGTAGATGTCTGCGCCCGTGCGAAACAAATCTAACTTAGCCTCAGACGTAGCGTGCGCTGACAACCACGGGTTCATGCGCGCCTCGATCGCCGCCCAATCAGCGACGATCAGCACATGCTCAGGCGCAGGCGTCAGCGCAGGGCGCAGCATCCCCTTGAGCACGTCCGTGACGCGTCGCCCGTAGGTCGGCACGATCTTGTGCCCACGCACCATCGCGGTACGGACAGCCTCTGGATCGTCAGCACACTTGCGTGTGAAATTATGTACCTGAGCGCCGTAGGATGACGCACGACCCGTGGCCGACCCACCAGCAAACACAAACGCACCACGCACCCGATGATCCTCATCATCAGCAAGCGCAGCTAGGCGACTGAACTTCGCAACTGATGACGCCCACAGATCGTCAGCGCATTGGATGACTTCAGCCACATCAGGCGGCACCTGCTCAGGATCGTCCATCGCAAGCAAGTTAGCTCGCACGGTCTTATCGATGGAATACTTCTTCTCACCGTCCTTATAAGACGCCATAAGCGCCAGCGCCTGCGGTCCCACGCGATCCATGACCCACTGCTTCATCTTAGGACTACGCACGCTCGCAATCGCGCCCTGCGTCACGTCAGCCACGATCTGCTCGATCTCGACCAACTCATCGCTCGCATACTGCACCGCTGCCTTGCACAGCGCCACATCGACCAGCACACCACGATCGTTGATGCGCTCGTTCACATGATAGTCCGCAAGCTCTTCAACCGACAGATCGCGCATGGCCGTGGAAATGGCACGCATGGCGCGAACGTCTTGCTCGCAATACGACACCAACTCGGCAAATAATGCCTCGTCGCGGTAAAAATTGCCGTCTGCCTGCGGCAAACATAGCCGCCTAATCAGTTGCGAGCCACGGTAGTCCTTACGCATGTCAGTGCTCGCAAACCGTCCTACATCCTCAAGCGAGCCAGGCGCACAGTTAGCCCGCGCTTGGGTAGCCGTGCAGTAGAACTGCTCAAGACTGTAGTTGATGTGCAGCACGTACCAGAAGATCAGACGCTCAAACGCTGCGTTATGAGCGCGTATCTGGCCGGTGTGCTGGCGCACGCGCTCAGGGAAGGGTAACGCAGGCGTCCACGTCACAACGTCCTCATCATCAAACGCGTAGGACATGCACAGCACGTCCGTACTTGCGTCTTGCGCGTAGTTGTAAACGCCCTTGGTCGTCAGGTCACAGCGGCTGAGTGTCTCGAAATCCACCCATAGGACGCTCATCTATTGACCCAGCGTCGGTTCAGCATTTTGTGCAGCCAGCACAACAAGCTCCGAAGCGGCACGTCTGATCCGCATCGCGCACTCAAGCGCACCAACCGCATCACACATGTCGCATAGATGCTTATATTCGCGTAATAAATGCTTAAGCGTTTCATAAGGGTGTTCCATCGTTTTCTCCAAAGAAAAAAAAGCCACGGCTGTTACACCGTGGCTCTCCAAGCTAGTTAGGCTACGCGACGACGACGACGCGGCGCATCTTCGGCGGCGGGGTTGGCCTCCTCAGGTGCATCCACTTCCTCCGTCTTACCATCCATGCTTGCCCACTCCACAACCTCAAATACTGGCGTGAATATCTTGCCATAAGACTTGTGTGTGTAGTGGTCCTTCTTGAGCCGCACGACTGGCACAGGCTTTGATTGATCCTTCTCAACCTGCGCGGCGATTGCGAGCGCGAGCGTCTGTACGCTGCGCTTACCACCGACTGACGTGGTGGTGTAGCGGGCTTCCATACCCTCATCGTCGCCTGAAAGACACTTAAG